CTACTAATGGAGCAGCCGGAGGTAGTGGAACAGATTATTCACCAACTTTTCCAGGAGCAGTTGGTTTAATCGGCGGCGGCGGAGGCGGCGGCGGAGATAATAGACAACCTAGTTCAAATGCAGGACCTCCAGGTCCAGGAGGCGGAGGTGTTGGCGGAAGAACCCCATCTAATTCAACAGGTGGTACTGCAAACACAGGATCAGGAGCAGGGGGTGCAACTAGATGTAGACAAACACCTCCAGGTGGATCAGGTATTGTTGTAATTCAAGTTCCAGCAGACGCTGTGCCTACTACTTCGGTAACACCAGGATGTAATACATTAGTGTGTGCACCAGGTGGTACAAAATTTGCTAAATTTATTGTAAGTGGAGAATTAGTTAGAGGTTAATTATGGCTTTATTTGCAGAACTTGATTCAAACAATATTATTGTAAATGTCATAGTTGTTTCTGATCACGATGTATCAGAAAATGGTGGAGACAGATCAGAACAAGCAGCTTTGTACGTTAAAAATAAATTTGGAAAAAATCCTTCTAATAATTTTATCCAAGGTTTTGAAGACTTTACTACAAGAGGTCATCCGCCTGTAGTAGGTGGAGATTATTTACCTGACGAAGATGTAGTTAGGTTACGTAAATATTTTCCAAGTTGGGTTTGGAATTCAGAAATTATAGATTGGCAATCTCCTATAGGAGCAAAACCTACAGAAGATCAATGGCCTGAAAATACAGCTTATGTATTTTGGTCAGAGCATAAACAAACATGGGTAGCTCATGTAATTGTTCAAGAAGAAGATATTGTTATTGAAGATGGTCATGTTACGGCAGTAAACACTCCAGGCATATATGAAATAAGAGATTGGGATAATTCTGTTGGAGATTTTAATGCAACAGGAACACAAGTCACTATGCAATACGATTCATAATAACTTTTACGTATTTACTTTTATATAATTTAATTATATAAGATGCAAAGAAAGTTATGATTCTATCAAATAATTATTATTATTTTCAAAGTGCTTTATCAAAAGAGTTTTGTAAAAAAATTATAGATTTTGCATTTTCTGAAAAAAATAAAATCAAACCTGCTTTGACAGGAATTTTACGTCCTCCAGAAAATGAAGTAACTTTGGAAGAATTAAAAGAAATAAATAAAATTAGAACATCTTCTATTAGATTTTTAGATGAGCCCTGGATTACCAATACAATAACTCCATATGTTATGGAGGCTAATAAAGAAGCTAATTGGAACTTTCAGTTTTCACAATATGAAAAAGCCCAATTTACTATTTATGATAACAATGAGTTTTATGATTGGCATTGTGATACTTCAGATACACCTTTTGAAGATGGCACAATTAGAAAATTATCTGTGACAGTTTCTTTAAATGATGGTTTAGAATATGAGGGCGGTGAGTTTGAAATTGATAACAGAAATAACTTTCATGAAAAAAATATACATAAATTAGATATGATCAGAAACGTAGGATCACTTGTAGTTTTTCCTTCTTTTCTGTACCATAGAGTTAAACCAGTAACTAAAGGTACAAGATATAGTTTAGTAATTTGGTACAGTGGGAGACCTTTTATATAATGAATGAGAATATTTTAAAAAAAGAAAATTATTTTAGCAGTCCGATATATCACGTACATAAACCAGAATGGGTTTCAAAATTAAATATGTTTTCAGATATTGAAATTGAAAAAGCCAAACAAAGAGATCAAAAAATATTAGAAGACAGAAGTAAAAAATTTGGAGATGTAGGAGAAATAGGTCATTCTTTTCATTCTAAAAATTTAACTCTTAATCAAGACTTTGCTTTTTTTAATCAATATATTGGAGAGAGATCAAGAGAAATTTTAAATGAACAAGGTTATGATCTATCAAATCATTTATTAATTATTAATGATTGTTGGGTGCAAGAATTTGCAAAAGGTGGTCATCATTCTTCACACATACATCCTAACAATCACATTTCTGGTTTCTATTATTTAAAATGTTCAGAAAAAACTTCTTTTCCTATTTTTCACGATCCAAGACCAGCTAAAGTAATTATGGATTTACCTGAAAAAGATATAGAAAAATTAGATGATTCTAGTTCTAGAATATTTTATACACCAAAACCAGGTGATTTATATTTTTTTAATTCATATTTAAATCATGAATATTCTTTTGATTTTGGAGTTGAACCTTTTAGGTTTATACATTTTAATATTCAAGCAATACCAAGAATAGATGTCTGATTTATATAAAGATAAATTTAAAATTGTTAGAGGTGTTATCTCAAAAGAAACATCTTTAGTTTTATTTAACTATCTTCAAATGAAAGCACATGTTTGGAAAACAATGACTAAAGCTGAATATTTAGGAGACAAAAAAATTATGGGTGGTTATGATGTTCAAGTTCCTGGGACCTGGGGTTGTTATGGTGACATTGCAATGGATACAATTTTAGAAATGTTAATACCTAAAGTTCAAGAGGCAACTAATATTAAATTAGTTCCTATGTACAGTTACACTCGTTTATATAAAAAGGGTGCAGAGTTAGAAAAACATAAAGACAGACTTTCTTGTGAAATATCTGCGACTATGAATTTAGGTGGAGACCCTTGGTCTATATTCATAGAACCAGATACATCTATAGGGGAAATAAAAAAAGGTTTATATTATGCTGGTAATACAAAAGGTGTAGAAGTTGTATTAGGTCCAGGAGATATTCTTTTATATTTAGGTGCAGAATGTGAACATTGGAGACTACCTTTTGAAGGAAATATATGTGGTCAAGTTTTTTTACATTACGCAAACATTGAAGATGAGTATGCGAAAGACCATGCATGTGATGGTAGACCTCATTTAGGATTACCTACATCTTTTAATAAACTACCTATAAAAAGAAAAGTCGTAGATTATTAATGGACTTTAATTTAAAAAAATTTAAAGTTCAAAAAAATGTTTTTGTTTTAACTGGTAAGATTAAAGACGAAAAATTACTTACAAATTTAAAAAAATATATAATTCAAAAATCATCAATAGTTTATAAAGAAGGATCAAATGTTCACTCTGAAAGAACAGATTTTAAAGCGTTAATTAACAATGATGATTTTTTTGGTTTTTTAAAACAATCTAGAAATATAATTGAGAAAGCTTGGCCTTATGATTATGTAGTCTTTGATGCGTGGGGATGTGTCTATAAAAACCCATCGGACTTTTGCATGAGGCACAATCATTTAGGGACAACAGCTTTTTCAGGAATAATATATTTAGGTGATGAGGGACCAGGCACTTTTTTCCCTGAATTAAATCTTACAGTAAAAGAAGAGTTTGGAAAGTTTGTTATATTTACTCCAATGTTAGATCACGAAGTATCAAGATATAGATATAAAAAACCAAGAGTTGTGGCAGCATTTAATTGTGATGATCACAAATATATGACAAATCCTAAAACCACAAAAATTTTAAGATGAAATTATTATTTATTCATATACCAAAATGTGGTGGAATTTCTATGAAACGATTTTTAAATGAAGAATATAAAACACCGATATTTGAAGGACACTTTACTTGTGCTCAAATGAAAGCAAAAGCTGATCTAAATAATTATGACTATGATCAAATTATAACTACAGTGAGAAATCCTTATGAAAGATTGGTAAGTATATATTTATTTTTAAAAGATAAATCAAAAGAGTATATACATTTGTATAAAACAACTGATTTAAATGTTGCTTTTAAAGATTTTACATTTGAACAATTTGTAAAATTTTTTTTAAAAGAAAATTGTTTAAACTATCACTACATGAATACCTATATGTTCTTACCACAAAAAACATGGTTGGATACAGAAGATCATGTAGCTATATATAAACTAGAAGATGTAAACAAACACTTTAATTTGAAACATTTTAATAAAACAAACATTGATTATGATTGGAAAAAATATTATACACAAGAATTAAAAGAAATAGTAAATATATTTTATAAAGAAGATTTTAAACATTTTAATTATACAGAATGAAAATAGAACCAATATTTCCATCAGCTTTAGGTGTTTCTATAAATGATAATCATAATAGTATGAAAGAAAAACCTTTGCAGTATTGTTTAGATAAATTAAATGATATTGAAAAGGGTGGAGATAATTGGTCTTCTAAAGTTTATAATACTTGTGGAACAAAAAATCTAATAACTATATCTGAGTTTGGTAATTTAAATGATTGGGTTTTTCAAGAAGTTGTAAACTATGTAACAGAGTTAGGTTTTAAAAATATTAAGTTACAGCCACACGATTCTTGGTTTAATGTTTATAAAAAGTATGACTATCAAGAATACCATGACCATGGAGAAAGTGATATTTCAGCAGTTTATTTTTTAGAGTCTAATGAACAGGATGCAAATTTAGTTTTTAAATCTAATGAACCTTCTGGATATAGTCACGAATTTGTAAAAGATAATCCATACACATGGAAAAGATTTTTTGTTCCTCCTGTTCCAGGTAGATTAGTAGTTTTTAAATCTCACATGCAACACTCTGTAGAGCAACACTTAAAAGATAATATTAGAATATCATTGGCTTACAACTTTAAGATAATTAAATGAAAATAATAAACAATTTTTTAGATTATGAATATCAAGATCACCTTGAAAAAATTTTATTAATAAGAGAAAACTTTCCTTGGTATTTACACCATAGTTCAAACTATGGACCAGAAAATTATGATGATTATGTAAAATTTAATTCTGGTCTACCTTTAGAAAAAGAACATCCACAATTTGTGCACCTGTTTTATAATGATGAAAAACAAAACTCTGATTTTTTTCCTACAATAGGAAAGTTTTTTAAAAGTAATATACATTTTGAAATTGAGAGATTTTTTAGAATAAAAGCTAACTTAAACATTCAAATTCCTAATCAATTAAAAGATATTCATGGACCTTTGCATAGAGACAGCCCTCACGATTATTTAGAAAGTATTTTATATTATGTAAATGACTCAGATGGAGAAACTTTATTTTTTGATAACGATAGAAATTTAATTAAAAAAGTAAAGCCTAAAAAAGGTAGAGCGATAATATTTGATTCCAACATTATTCATGCCGCAAGTTCTCCAATAAATTGTAGATTTAAGGTAGTAATTAATTGTATCGTTTATAAGAAAAATAGGTTAAATACGTCTACTAATAAATTAAGTAGATTTTAAACAAATCAGATTATATAGTAGGTTTATATGCTACAAAAAATAGGATTTCAACCAGGTATTAATAAACAAATCACACCCACAGGAGCGGAAGGTCAGTGGATAGACTGTGATAATGTTAGATTTAGATATGGTACACCTGAAAAAATAGGTGGTTGGAATCAATTAGGTACATTAAATGAGAACGAACTTACCGGAGCTGGTAGGGGTCTACATCATTACATCAATAGTTTAGGTAGAAAATATGCAATTATAGGAACAAATAGAATATTATACGCATATTCTGGAGGTGTATTTTATGACATACACCCTATTTTTTCTACAACAACTCTTACAAATGCATTTAGCACAAGCAATGGATCACCCACAGTTACAATAACTTATCCAAGTGCTCATAATTTAAATCCTGGTGATATACTTTTAATGGATAATTTTACTGCAATTACAGGATCTAATTTTGGTGCATCTGATTTTGATAATAAAAAATTCATGGTGGTCACTGCTCCTACCAATACAACTATTACTATAACAATGCCTTCAAATGAAAGTGGATCAGGTGCAACAACATCAGGTGGTATAAGAATACAGAAATACTACAGTGTTGGTCCAGCTGTGCAAGCAGAGGGATTTGGTTATGGATTAGGATCTTGGGGCGGAGAGGCTGCTGGTGCTATTACTACAACATTAAATGGATCGTTAGGAGACAATGCATTTGGAACTGGAGGATCGGGAACATCTATTACATTAACAAGCACAACTAACTTTCCGTCTTCTGGTACAAATTTTATTTTAGTTGGAACAGAAGAAATTTCTTATACAGGTATTTCAGGAAACGATTTAACAGGAATTACAAGAGCAGTTAGAGGAACAACAAGGGCTGCACACTCTAGTGGTGATACTGTTACAAATACATCTGACTTTGTTGCATGGGGTGAGGCTGCATCTGGTGATTTGGTATTAGAACCAGGTATGTGGTCATTAGATAACTTTGGTGATAAAGCTATTTGTTTAATTCATGATAGCGCTTGTTTTGAATGGGACTCTTCTTTATCAAATGCAACAGCAACAAGAGCAACTATTATATCTGGTGCGCCAACCGCATCAAGACACATGATAGTATCTACACCGGATCGTCACTTAGTATTTTTTGGTACAGAGACAACAATCGGTGATCCAACAACGCAAGACGATATGTTTATAAGATTCTCTGACCAAGAAGATATAAATACTTATACACCTACAGCAATCAATACAGCTGGCACACAAAGACTGGCTGATGGATCACAAATCAGAGGAGCAATCAGAGGTAGAGATGCAATCTATGTTTGGACTGACACTGCATTATTTACACAACGTTTTGTTGGTCAACCATTTACATTTGCGTTTGCACAAGTTGGAACTAACTGTGGACTTGTTGGACAAAATGCATGCGTAGAAGTTGATGGTGCTGCATATTGGATGTCGGAAAATGGTTTTTTTAGATACGCTGGTAAATTAGAATCACTACCTTGTTTAGTAGAAGATTTTGTATATGACAGTATAAATTTAGCATCTGGTAATCAAATGGTTTCAGCAGGTTTAAATAATTTGTTTGGTGAAGTAATGTGGTTTTATCCAGAAACAGGATCATCAGTTGTTAACAGAATGGTTTGTTATAATTATTTTGATTCATCACCACAAAGACCTGTATGGACAGTGGGTAGTTTAGCTAGAACAATGTGGAGAGATTCTGCTGTATTTGGTTTACCACACGCTTTGGAATATGATGCAGATACAGATACATCTTTTGATGTAGTAGGCAACACAGAGGGCAGAACAAGTTACTATGAACATGAAACAGGAACTGATCAAAACAGAAATAGTGTTATAACAGCCATAGCTGCAAATATAACATCAGGGGATTTTGACATTACACAATCAAGAGCACAAGGCACAGGACAAGTTACAGGTGTTGCAACCTTTAGAGGAGATGGTGAGTTTATAATGAAGATAAGAAGATTTATACCGGACTTTATTTCACAAACAGGAACAACTAGAGTCACATTAAATTTAAGAAATTTTCCAAATGATACAGCTGCAAGTTCATCACTTGGACCTTTTGATATAACTTCATCTACACAAAAAGTAGATACACGTGCAAGAGCTAGAGCAATTGCATTAAAAGTTGAAAATACGGCAGCTAGTCAAAGTTGGAAATTAGGAACTTTTAGATTAGATACACAACCAGATGGTAAAAGATAATGGCAAAAATAGCACAAGTTATAACTAGACCTTCACAAGAATATGACTACACAGTAGCAGAAGCACAAACTAGAGATCTTGATGCTATTGTAGAAAAACTAAATTCAACCTATCAAGAAGATTTAAAAGAGGAGATAGAAGCATTTAACTTCTTTATAAATTAATGGCTAATCAATTTAAATTTGTAGGAACAGACAATGATACAACAGGAAGTGCAATAAATCCATTTGGAACAAACAATCCTTTAGTAAGTGAAACATATGTAATTAAATCTATATTAGTTACATCTGCTGGAACGCCTACAGTTACAGTTATAAATAATAGTATAACAGCTATAAAATCAGCAGCTTTGACTGCTAATGTTACAACAGAATTATTGACTCAACCTTTGGTGGTTGAGGGTGGTAATACTCTAACTATACAATCAAGCAACACAGATTCGTTTGATGTAGCGATTAGCTATTTAAACATTAAGAAGGAGATAACAACATAATGCAAGAAATTAAACCAGCAAAAGTAGAAACAACGTATAGACATAAAGAAACAGGGGAACTTTTTAAAGAAAGAAAAGACTGGGAATCAAAGGGTTATAAAGAAGAGGACATGGCTCAAGACGTAAAAGTCATAATGCCGAGCCTTGATTTATTTAGTAAAACAAAATAGAATAGTACAATGGCAATCACAAGAGCACAACAGGCAAGACAATTATACCAAGCAGGAGGTGGAGCTGACTTTATGGAAGTTAAAGAACCTTCACCAAGTTTAGAAAGAATTGCAGAAATAAAACAAGCAAATGAAGTTTTAAATAGATTAGCAGAAGACAAAGCACAAGAACCATTTGAAACTTTAATGATTAAAGATAGTAATATACCTGGAATAGGTGGCACAGTTTTAGATTCATTAAAAGGTCCTAGACAAAAACTTTTAAATCGTAACGTAGATTTTTTTAGATTTGATCCAAGAACAGCAAAAGCAAGAGAAAAATATGGTTTAACAGCACAAGGTTATAAAGATTATATGTCAGCTAGAATGGCA